AACAAAAAACTACTCAGTTCATTCGTAGAGTATGTATCATAACCACTTGAGAAAGTGTCCACTAGGGGGTTGATTTACCCCCTTCATGCTCTATACTATATTCATACAAACAAATTAATCCGATGCCTTTTGAACCCGTTCCCGTTACAACCGAAGACTTAGTTACATACCTTTCTGAAAAGGTTGGTACTGAGGTAAATACAAAAGCTTTATTTGAGGCATCTGAACATTTTAATTGCTCTCTTGCTACAGTAAAGAAAAGACTTAAAAAATACAAGCAAGGTATTGGTAAGTGGAATCTAACTATTCAAGAAAAACTTGAGAAGACTTTCCAAGCACCTGCTGCTATCCCTGCTATTCAGCAAAACCTAGTTCCTGATAAGGATGATAACTATGTTCCTTTTGGTAACTTTACTGATGTAAAAAAGATTCTTAAATCTAAGATTTTCTATCCTACATTCATCACTGGTTTGTCTGGAAATGGTAAAACATTTTCTGTTGAGCAGGCATGTGCAACTCTAAATAGAGAACTAATTAGGGTAAACATCACAATTGAAACCGACGAAGATGATCTTATTGGTGGGTTTCGTCTTGTTAATGGCGAAACTGTTTGGCACAACGGACCTGTGGTTGAAGCTCTGGAGAGGGGAGCTGTCCTCCTTCTAGACGAAGTTGACCTTGCGTCTAATAAAATTCTTTGCTTACAATCTATTCTTGAGGGTAAAGGTATTTTCCTTAAGAAGATTGGTAGATATGTACAACCTGCTCCAGGTTTCAATGTGATTGCTACTGCTAACACAAAAGGTAAAGGTTCTGACGATGGTAGATTTATCGGTACTAATGTATTGAACGAAGCATTCCTTGAGAGATTTGCTCTAACATTTGAACAAGAGTATCCTTCTCCTAAAACTGAGCAGAAAATTCTTGAAAAAGTTGCCGCTACTCTTGGTAAGAAAGACAATGAGTTTTGTGAGAATCTTGCTAACTGGGCAGACATTATCCGTAGAACATTCAAGGATGGTGGTATTGATGAGGTCATCTCTACACGTAGACTTGTACACATCATGAGAGCATATGCTATCTGGGATGATCGCATGAAATCAATCAAAGTTTGCACCAACAGATTCGATGATGAGACTAAGCAATCTTTCATTGAATTGTATGATAAGATTGATGCAGGAGTTGACCTTGATAAAGAGGAGGAATCTGTAGATGCATAGTCACATTAAAGGGATGATGGGTCGTATCGTATTACTACGAGGGACCCAAGTCCGAACTGCTAAAATTATTGGTGGTAACGGTTCTGAACTTTATATGAGGTCTATTGACGGAAACGATTTTAAATGCTATCATGATAATGTTGAGTATATCTACGAGCGTTAAATGAGTTTCAAATACAGGGAGGATAAATTCTTAAATGAATTAGACCAGTACATTCAATCAACTTATTCTGAACATTACTCCAGTGATAAACTTCAAACTCTCGATGTAATTGATGCGTGTGGCGATGCTAAAGCATTTTGCAGAAGTAACATTATAAAATACGCATCACGTTACGATAGAAAAGGAAGTGCTAGACAAGACCTATTAAAGGTGCTACACTATGGAATATTACTAATGCATTTCCATACAAGAGATCAAGCAAACTATGCTGCAGCAGATTTTGCAGCACAAGAAGACTAATTTATTATGACCGCTATTGCTACGAAGATGAGCACTCTAACTATTTCTGAGGAGACTTATCAAATTTTGGTAAACTTCTCAACTATTAATTCTTCAATTGTTTTTAAAAAAGGCAACCTAATTCGTACTATTGCTAACGCAGAAAACATTCTTGGAGAATATATTTCTGAGGAATACATCCCTCAAGATTTTGCTATCTATGATCTTTCTGAGTTCATTTCTGCAATCGGTATTTGTGCTAGAGATGGAAACTATCCAGTACTACATTTTGATAATGATGATTACGTAACTATTAAAGGTGGTAATCTTTCTATCAGATATTATTTCAGTGATCCTCAGATAACTCTAAAGGTTGCACCTGAGAAAGAAGTAAAATTTCCTGGTTCAAATATTTCATTTACTATTGACCAAAGTGATCTAAAGAACTTGCGTGATGCACTTGCTAAGTTTAATCTTCCTGAGGTTCTATTCAGATCTCGTGATGGAAAGGTTAGTGTACACGGTGTTGATAGTGAGAACGCAACAAGTAATACATTCTGGATGGATTTCCCTAACGGAGAATCAACAGGTGATTTTGATCTGACTCTGAATACAGAAAACTTGCGTGTTGCTAGAAACCATGATTATCAGGTTAAAGTATCTGATCAACTATTGAGTGAATGGACAGTTGTTGGATCAAATGATTTACATCTAAAATACTTTATCGCACTTGAACCCAAATGAAGAGAGACTTTCTTTGGGTAGAAAAATATCGCCCACATAAAATTGATGAATGTATTCTCCCTGATGGATCTAAAAAATCTTTCCAGGGTTTTCTTAATCAAGGAGAGATACCTAATCTCCTTCTGAGTGGTCCTGCAGGTGTTGGTAAAACAACAGTTGCTCGTGCTCTATGTGATGAGATAGGTGCTTCCTATCTTCTTATAAATGGATCTGATGAAGGTCGTTCGATAGACACTATTAGAAACAAAGTTAAACAGTTTGCTACTAGTGTTTCACTGACTTCTAGTGCTGCTCATAAAGTGGTCATTCTGGATGAAGCAGATAATATGACCTACGATGTTCAGATGATTCTTAGAGCAGCAATTGAAGAGTATCATATTAATTGTAGGTTTATATTTACTTGCAATTTTATTAATAAACTGATTGATCCTATAAAGTCACGTTGTACTGTTGTTGATTTTACAATTAAACCTTCTCACAAAGAAAAATTACAAGAACAGTTCTTCTATCGTATACGTGATATCTTGAATAAAGAATCAATTAAGTATGACGATAAAATTATTGCTAAACTTATCAAACGATACTATCCAGACTGGAGACGTCTTCTAAATGAAGCACAAAGATTTGCATCATCAGGTGAGATTGATGCAGGTATTCTTGTAGATATTGCAGACATTAATATTGATGATCTGATTCGAGCAATGAAAGATCGTAACTATTCAACAGTTAAGTCTTGGGTTACACAGAACATGGATCATGATCCTTATATGGTAATGAGAAAGATCTATGATGTTTTATATCAACACGCTAGTAATGCTAGTGTTCCTAACTGTGTACTGATTATTGCTAAGTATCAATATCAAATTCAGTTTGTTGCAGATCAAGAGATTAATACTCTAGCATGTCTTACAGAGATTATGTTAGATGGAGTTGAATGGAAAACTAAAACATGAAAAGATCAGAATTGATTCATTGGAGATTACAAGCAATGCTACGTGAGCATAGTTTTAGTGACCTAAAATACCTAGGTGTAAGAAAAGATAGTATTGGTATACCACAACACTGGTATAGTATAGGTGGTAATGAAGTACCAGTTGATGCTATAGAGGAGTTGGAATGTGTTGAGGAAGAATGATGCCTAGAACACTTAAGTCACTGAAAACACCACTTCGATACCCAGGAGGAAAAAGCAGGGCACTAGCAAACCTGTTCCGATTCCTCCCAGACCTTTCTCAGGCAACAGAGTATCGTGAACCATTTTTAGGTGGTGGTAGTGTTGCTATAGAAGTTACTAAACGTTATCCTAATTTACCTATCTGGGTCAATGATTTATACAAACCACTATATCTTTTTTGGTTAGCATTAAGAGACGATGGTGAATATCTTTATGATCAACTCATACAATTAAAACAGAAACATCCAGATCGAGATTCTGCTAGACAATTATTTTTAGATGCAAAAGAGGAAGTTAATGAAGAGGATCTTTCGTATAAGGACAGAGCAGTTGCTTTTTATATTGTTAACAAGTGTAGTTTCTCTGGTCTCACTGAGAGTTCGTCCTTCTCTCCACAAGCAAGTGATTCCAACTTTTCCATCAGAGGTATCGAAAACCTCAAGTCATATTCTACCTTAATAAAAGACTGGAAGATTACAAACAATAATTATAATGATCTTTTAACTAATGATGAGTCTATCATTACTTATCTAGATCCACCATATGAAATTAAATCAAACTTATATGGAAAAAAAGGAAACATGCACAAACATTTCGACCACGATGGTTTTGCTAATCTTTGTGATAGCTATAATGGGCATCAACTTATATCATACAATTCGTCGCAATTGATTCGTGATCGTTTTAAGGAGTGGACAGTTTCGGAATTTGCACACACTTACACCATGCGCTCTGTGGGATGCTATAATAAAGTACAAGCATCAAGAAAGGAGTTAGTCCTATTTAATTATGAAGTGTAAAGTATCACTATTCGTCGCAGGTCAAGTCTTCAAAGAGGAAGTCTATGCCCGTAGTTTCCAAGAGGCAAAAGAAGTTGCTCTTGCTCGTAATCCTAACGCAACAGTCATAGGAGTAACCACCGCATAAATGAAGGAGTTTGATTATGATCTCGACTATAAGAGACTTGATTTTACAGATGAGGAAACTCGTAAACTTTATCGTATTGGAAGGGGAGAGCAAGGAGTTCTACTGGTTCGCCCTTATACTAACGATATATGTG